GAATTCCTTGGGATACTTGCCCGCTAGCTCCACGCAAAGGGGGCAGACGTTGGGGTTGGTGCCCGAGACCTGCACCTCGTAGCCGAGGACAAAGTCTAGCTTGCGCCATCGCTCGTTGTCCGCCTTGTGGTACGCCATATTCGTCTCGGTCACGGCTAGCCTGCGGGCGTTTTTGTAGCTACTGCGGTAGACTCCCTGCCCTGGGTGGAACTCTTTTGCTCGCTTGGATAGCTGGAGCTGTCCGTGTTCGTCTCGTACTCGTCTGAATAGCTTGTCGGGGTACTTGAGATACTGCTTGAGGTCGGTCGCTAAGCGGTTAGCTGGTGTGCCGTCACGGAGGGCGATGTCCATAGCGGTCTCGACCTAGAGCTGACTTGATACGAAGGACTTCATCCTTGTCAATGAGCTTTACGATCTGAGCGTATAGTGGCTGTCCGATAAAATGCGTGCCTTCGGGCAAAGGTTACAGCATCGTGATTTTAACGGGGACGGACGCACCGACAGTCTGCGTCCGACCATGCGTTCCTACAAATCGTTACTCGTCAAGTGCATCCCTGCAAAGGGGGATCTTCATAAGATTTACAGAATTGGGGACTAGACACTCCTCACTCCTAAAACATATAATCTCACTACGCAACTAAACATAAATCCCATTCTGACAAATGCTATGTGTTAACCAAATACAAGTTCTGAACCCAAAGACGGGTAAATTTATTAAAGTTCCCTGTGGTACTTGTTACGCTTGTCAAAGCAATAAACGCTCGTCTTGGATGTTCCGCAATACAGTTGAACTACAGTATGCTGTTTCTGCGTTCTTCTGTACTTTGACGTACAATGATACTGCCTTACTAGGTCTTCCGTATCACGCTTCGTCTAACTTGCGTATGCCCTTGAAATATCACTATCAACGCTGGCTTAAGCGCTTGCGTAAAGCGTTACAGCCTGCCAAAGTTCGGTATTTCTTGTGTCATGAGTATGGTGATGAGTCTTTCCGCCCTCACTATCATGTTATACTGTATCTAGATCGGTCTATGTCTCTCACAGATATGCGCCGTCTTATATCTGATACTTGGACTAATGGTAATATACAGTGTGATTATGTCACCCCTGCCAGGATACACTATCTATCTAAGTACGTTACTAAGCAGTTCCGTAATGTGAAAGTGTCTGGTCGCTCAGTCGATTATATATTTAATCATGTTTGGGCAAATAGAGCTCTTCAGCATAGATATATAGTTGAGTACTACCTTAAGAAGTTTTCTTTTGTTGTAGCTAGTCAAGGCTTAGGTTGTCAGCTCCTGCGTGAGCCTGCTTTTATACGTTGGTTCTGGGATCATTTGATTCCTGGTGAATCATACCCTACTTGTCCTATCGGAGGTCACTCCTATACGCTACCGCGTATTTATCTAAAAAAGCTTGTGCCTGATATATGGCGCGAAGCTATTGCCCCCGATATATCGCCCGAGGCTAAATATGCCCGATTGTGTGAAATCGCGTCTGACGCTAATCTAACTACTAAAGAGTATGTAGAAAATGCGCGCTACATACAAGACCGTAAGTCTAAATCTATCCGCGCTAATAACAAAAAATCCCCTTTGTAACTATGAAGTTATCAAATCGTAAAATCGGATTCTTCGCTAGGTTGCGTAGGTTCCGCATTCCTGTGATCCTGCTATTGCTGGCTGTGGTCGTTGTCTGTGTTTCTTTCGGATGGTTTTCCTTTTTGATCTAATGCTATGAATACATGTAAGTACCGAAACAACCCTTTTAACATTCGCTATGATGCGGATAATAATTGGAAAGGTCAGGTAGAGCCAAAGAATGGTTTCTGTCAATTCAGTGATATGAAGTACGGTGTCCGTGCTGCTTTTATCTTGGTGTATAACTATCGTAATCTTCACGATGCAAAAACACCTCGTGATATAATACGATATTGGGCGCCTAAAGAAGACGGTAACGATACCGCTGCTTATATCGACTTTGTCGGTCAGCTCTTGAATAAAGATGAGGATATAGATACTAGTCTTGAGTATATTGTCCTTCTTTACTCAATGTGGCACGTTGAACAAGGTTGGACGCCCTCCATTTGGGAGTTTGCCCGCTTACTGAATTACTCACTAATAGAAGATCTATAAACTATGCCAAATCTAACTAAGTATTCACTTGATCACGAAGTTCGATCAAGTTTTGAGATGGGACAGCTCATCCCATTTCTGTGCCAAGAGGTTGTACCAGGTGATAAGTATCGCGTGCAGTCTAGTACGCTTGTGCGTCTACAGCCTATGTTATCTCCGCTGATGCACCGTCTTGATTACTTCCAGCGGTACTATTATGTGCCTTATAGGTTGCTTATCCCTAATTATGAGCAGTTATTGACTGATCCCGATAGCGGTAATACTGTGCCAGGTATGGATAAGTATCTACAATATACTGCGCATACTCTAAAGGATTTGTTCCTCGAGAAACCTTTGTTGGAGTATTTTGGTCTTGCATCGTCATTAGATGGTACTCACCCCGATAACGTGATTAAGGATCTTAATGCGACTCCTCTACTTGCTTATTACCTTATATATAATCATTATTATATGAGGTCAGACCTTGATAAGCGTTATATTGATCAGTTGCGCCCCGAAAACTTTAGTAGTGCCGAGTTGCGCAAATATATTGGTAATGTAATGTATGTTAATGAAGGACTTGATTACTTTACTAGCGCTAAGACCTCTACACAGTATGGCAATATGGTACAGCTGGATATGGACGGTAATAATACCATTACTGTTCCAGAGATGCGTCTTGCTGAGCGTTTGCAGTCTTTCCGTGAGCGTCTTCTTCGTGTTGGCGGTAAGTATGTGAATTATATTAAGGAGTTCTTCGGAGTTGAACCGCTTGATGCTCGTGTGCAGATACCTAAGTATCTCGGTGGTGACTCTTACGTGCTTAATGTATCAGATGTTGATCAGACTGCTCCGTCAGAGCTTGGTGCCGTTGGTGAGTCTTATGGTAAATCTGTGTCTGTTAATCGTACAGGTCAGATCGAGTATGATGTATATGAGCATGGTTTGATAATTGGTCTTCACTTTGTTCGCCCGCGTCCGTCTAATATCGGTGGTTGTCCTAAGCTATTTACTAGACGTACGTATTTTGATTTCTTCAATCCCCACTTTTCGGCTCTTGGTTATCAAGAAGTTGAAGCTCGTGAACTTGATGTTGCCCGCCCGAAAGATGAGGCTTTCGGCTACGTCCCGAGGTATGACGAGTATCGTTATGGTAATGATATAGTATCTGGAGACTTTAGGCGGTCGCTTGATTATTGGCATTTGTCGCGTGATATTTCTAAGGAGAAGTTATCAGTTGATTTTGTGACTTGTCACCCAGATAATCGTGTATTTTCGTTCCGTCATGATCGTGCCGATCTTTGTCATATATCAATGGTTGGTAATATTATTGGTGTTGGTGCTGTTGGTACTTCGAAGTTCTTGCTTGATGGTTATGCTTGGATTCCAAAGAGTGCTTTGACACAAGGAATGGAAATTGCGTTTTCTGTTTATAAATCTGAGTCTCTTCCTGCTAAGGATCCGAAGTTCTTGTTTCTTGGTAAGCTGTCATCTTTTGAAGATGTTGATGAGGTTGGAGTTTTTAGTACGGATTTATCTCAAGATGGGGATATGTTTTTCAGTACTTGGACTGTAGGTATTGATATATCTCGTGTTAATAGATTGACTAGAGATACTATTATCGATATTCATCAAGATGATTTTTCAGATCGTTATTCTCTAGGTATGGAGTCTTCCATTTCTTTCGGTGGTGAGACTTATCCGTTCTTGCTTGATGTTCGTAAGACTATTCAGTTAACTAATGCTATGGATTCTTCTTCTATGGCTTTATTTAAGGATGGAGAAAAAGGCTTTCAGACTTTAGTTAGTTTTAAGAATGGATTTTATTCTGTTGTGCCTTATGATGATTTTAAGCCTGTAGATAATCACGTATTGTCTGTGACTTACAACAATGTGGATGTATTGCGTCCGCTGGCTCGTTATGATGGTAATGTTTTAAGGTGATAGATTATGGATCCCGTTACAATTGCTGGTTTAGCAGGTGCAGGTGCTAGTCTTGTTGGAGGTCTTATAAATAATGCTTGGTCTGATGCTCGTACGGAGAAACAGTACAGGCAAATGAATGAGATGCAAGATAAGATGAACGCATATAATGCGCCCGTTGCTCAAATGGCTCGCTTGCGTGCGGCTGGATTGAATCCTAATCTTGTATATGCTAATGGCGGTGCTGTTATACAGTCCGCTGTCGGTAATGCTCCCCAGCCTGCCCATACTACTCCGATCGATACACAAGGAGTGCTTCAGATGGTGCAGACGATTGTCGGCGGTATGCTTGAAAAGGATAAAATTCAAGCTCAGAAAGAGGTTACAGAGATGCAGACTCAGTCTAATGAAAAGGTTGCTGAAGGTCATGATACTACTCAGAAAGAGGTTACAGGTATGCAGACTAAGTCCTCAGAGCGCAATGTAGATGTTACTACTGGTTCCAATGAGAAGATTGCTACTGAACGCAATGAGACTGAAAAAGGTATTGCAGATGAGAATCGCAAAGAGAATGTACGTCAGTTTAATGAGACTATGAAGCAACGGATTAGTGAATTTAACGCTCGGATTAATCTTGATCGTTTGATAGGATCATATCAAATCAAGAAGATCAATTCGGAGGTCGCTGTTAATCGTATTAGAATGAGTATCGAACAGGATCAACTATCAATGTCTAAGGCTATGCACAACGTTGAATTAGATTCTGCTTTGGATTCGTTGAATATGCAGAAGTTGCGGTCTTTTATGTCTGTTCCTTATCATTTGGAGTCTAAAGACGTTTATCTTTTCATCTCTAATGAGCTCGGTGTATCCGAGTTTTCAAAAACTAAGGCTGAGGAGCTTGCGAAGATGCACAACGATATAATTGATAGACGGATGAAAGATGCCGATTTGTCGACTATGCCGTTGTCTGTTTATTGGGATGCTGTTTTCGGTCCTGTCAAAGATTTGGTGTCTATCTCGAAGTAGTTTACTATCTTTGTCTTAGTAACTAATTTCTTTTATATGGATAAGATATTCAGCAGTATTTTATTTGGATTGCCTTTGTTGGTCGTTATATTGGGTTGTATATACTTGGTATTACGGCTTGTTAAAGCTATTATTAATCTATTTCGGAATAATCATGGAAAAGAGAAGTTATGAATATGTGGCCAGAGAGCCACAGAGTTTGGTGTCTGATACTCTACCAAATCAGACTGTAGATCTGTCTGTACTCGTTAAGCAGTTATTAGACGGTCAAGCGCTTAATGTTGGATTGTCTTTGTCTGAAGATACTTCAGATACTTTAGATACTCCAGATATTACTAAGTATGATTTTAAGCATCTGACAGTCTCAGATGTT